TGCTACTGACCTTAATTTATCAACTGCACCTCCTACCGCACTTTGTATGGTAGTGTTACCTCCCATAGCACTGGCACCAAAGTCTTTTATGTCGCCTGCTAACTGGTTTAGTCCTGATTTGAATCCGCCAGCTAGCTCAGACATCTTGTCGTCGAGTTTGAGTTTGTCCAGTGCAGAAGAAGCGTCTTGCAGTGCTGCTTGTCCTTCATTGGTAGATTGGCTTATCTTTTCTGAAATGCCTTCTACCAGCAGCGAAAAAGGAGCCACAGGATTACTGCCAGGTCCCGAAGATGGTGCTTTATCGCCGCCGAATCCAAATGCCGCTGTTAATTTTTCATTAAGTGCGCGATTGTTGGACACTTGTGCAGCGGTGATGCTATCGGGTTTACCGCTCTTTGCATTTATACTAGCGGCTTCTTCTTCCGGCGTATTAGGGTAAGTCTTACGAGCCATTTTGAGCAGATTTCCTTGTCATATAGACTATTTATTATGATAAAAATGTGCTATTATATAACATATAACGGAGAATTCTAACTAATGATTGTGCCTAAAATTAAGTATCTAACCAACAAAGATTTACTAAGAGAAATACACCTAAGTAAAAATACCTACAGTAGTTTCACAGACCCTGCATACGAAGAATACGATTTAATTGTCACAACATTAGACAAATTGAACATACGCACTATTGCAGAAGCCAAAAGAAATAGAGCATCTAAAATGGCCAAGGCCGCTCATGAAGCAGCTGTGGCCGCAGCTGGTAAGAAAATGCCTGCAAAAGAATTTGAAGTAGATTATCGTAAAGTGCAGAAACAAGATCTAGTGTTTCGTGTGATGACCTTTACCCACATACCGTTGGCACCGGGTCGTAAGAAAACTCTAAAAAACACTGCTGACAGTCATGACAAAGTAAACTTTCCTCCGTTCCAACATTGGAAGTATGACGACAACGGCAACTTGATATGTGTGGGCAAAAGTCATTGGAAAGGCGATCTAGATCGTGGAGAGTTCTCCAAGGATCACGGACAAATGACCAACGATCTAGCTCGCATGTTTATCAAGCTCTGTGAAAGGTATGCCACTAGAGGCAACGTCCGTGGTTACACATACAACGACGAAATGAAAGGACAGGCTATACTTCAGCTCACCCAGATCGGGCTGCAATTCGACGAATCAAAAAGTGACAATCCGTTTGCCTACTACACCGCCGCTGTAACCAATTCATTTGTTAGAATTATCAATCTTGAAAAACGCAATCAAAACATTCGAGATGACATTCTTGAGATGAACGGAATGAACCCTTCATGGACACGCCAAAACAGTGCCAATGGCGGTAAGAACGCTCCCGGACCAGTCACTATCACAGATAGTTTAGATTGAGTTTGACTTTACATTTACATTCTGTTATAATTAATCTATGAACCTTTTTAAGAAAGTTGCATGCTTCACTGACATACACTTTGGATTGAAATCCGGAAGTCGTACACATAACCAAGACTGCGAAGATTTTGTGTCTTGGTTCTGTGACACAGCTCAAGCACACGGCTGCGAAACAGCCATATTCCTAGGTGATTGGCATCATAATCGCAGCACCACTGATGTCAGCACTATGAATTATACAGTAAGTAACTTGGAAAAACTCAGTCAGAGTTTTGAAAAAGTCTACTTTATTCTAGGCAATCACGATCTTTTCTACAAAGACAAACGTGAAATCAACTCTGTAGAGTTTATGCGTTTGTTTCCCAACATTGTGCCCATACGTGAATTACACACAGAAGGCGATGTCACTATCATGCCTTGGCTGATAGGTGACGAATGGACCACGGTAAAACAACTGAAAAGTAGATACATATTCGGTCATCTTGAACTGCCGCATTTTTACATGAATGCTATGGTGCAGATGCCTGATCACGGTCAGTTGCAGACTGGACATTTTCAGCATCAAGAATTAGTGTTTACTGGACACTTTCACAAGCGGCAACAAAAAGGCAATGTGGTTTACATAGGCAATGCATTTCCGCACAACTATGCAGATGCAGGCGACGATGATCGAGGCATGATGATCATGGAGTGGGGCGGCAAGCCCGAATATCATTCTTGGCCAGATCAACCTATATATCGAACCTACAAATTAAGTCAGATCATTGACACACCGGACAAGTTACTGCGTGAAAAGATGCATTGTCGTGTGACCATCGATTTGCCCATTACCTTTGAAGAAGCAAACTTTATCAAAGAACAGTTTATGCCGCAGTATAAACTGCGTGAACTCATGCTGATTCCGGAAAAGGTAGAAGTAGAAAGTGCTGTTAATCCCATAGACATCACCTTTGAATCAGTAGACACTATTGTGATGAATCAAATCAATAACATAGACAGCGATACCTATGACAAAAAACTACTGTTGGACATCTATAACGAACTATGATTAAAATCAACAATCTCACAGTACGCAACTTCATGAGCGTGGGCAATCAGACCCAGGCCATAGATTTTGATCGCGGACAACTTACTTTAGTCTTAGGCGAGAACTTGGACCTAGGTGGCGATGACTCGGGTGCTAGAAACGGCACAGGTAAGACCACTATCATCAACGGCCTTAGCTATGCCATTTATGGGCAGGCGCTGACTAACATCAAGCGTGACAATCTCATCAACAAGATCAACTGCAAAGGCATGCTGTGTACTGTGACATTTGAAAAAGATGGCGTTAAGTATCATATCGAGAGAGGTCGTAAACCTAATCTGTTGAGATTCAGTATCAATGATCAGGAACAAGAACTCAGCGACCTTGACGAAAGTCAAGGCGACAGCAGAGAAACACAAAAGGCCATTGAAGAAGTGTTTGGCATGAAGCACGAGATGTTCAAACATCTCATTGCTTTAAACACCTACACAGAACCGTTCTTGAGCATGAAGGCAGCAGATCAACGTGCTATTATTGAACAGTTGTTAGGTATTACCATACTGTCAGAAAAAGCAGAATCTCTCAAAGATGCAATCAAGATCAGCAAAGACAGCATTGCAACAGAAAACACAAGAATAGAAACTGTCAAAGCCAGCAACGAAAGAATACAACAAAGCATAGAGTCGTTGATACGCAAACAACGCATGTGGGAAGAACAAAAAGAAACTGCTCTAACCAATTTACTTAAAAGCATTGATCGACTTAGCGACATTGATATTGATCAAGAAATTGTCAATCAGCGAGCATTAGCGGATTGGAATACAAATAAAAAAGAACACGAAAGTCTAGCATCGCTGAGTGCTAAACAAACTTCAGCTCTGGAAAAAGAACAGCGTATTCTAGACAAACTGGAACGAGAATTAGTTAGTCTAGCAGAACACAAATGTCATACCTGCGGCCAAGAGCTACACGATACCAAGCATAATGAAATTATGTCTGCTAAGTCTGCACAGATTGAAGAAAGCCGTGGCGCTATCAACGAACATCTCGAAGAGCTCAGTGTGATCACCGAAGCAATATCGCTGCTAGGTGATCTCGGAGCATGTCCCTCAGTGATCTACGACAGTTTAGAAGCAGCATTGAATCATAAAAATACTCTAGACAGCCTAGAACGTGACATTACAATCAAGACTGCAGAAGAAAATCCCTATGACGATCAGATTGTTGAACTCAAAGAAACAGCTGTACAGGAAATAGATTGGAACGGACTCAACGAACTAGTGCGTGTTAAAGATCATCAAGAGTTCTTGCACAAGTTATTGACCAACAAAGATAGTTTTGTTCGCAAACGAATAATAGATCAGAATCTTGCGTTCTTGAATCAACGCTTGACCTATTATTTGGATAAGATTGGATTGCCTCACACAGTGGAGTTTCAAAACGATTTAACTGTGGTTATCACGCAGCTAGGTCAGGATCTAGATTTTGACAATCTAAGCCGTGGTGAACGTAACAGATTGATCTTATCTTTGTCGTGGGCATTCCGTGATGTGTGGGAAAATCTATACACAAGTATTAATTTGTTGTTTATCGACGAACTTGTAGATTCAGGCATGGATGCTAGTGGCGTTGAATCCAGTATTGCTGTGTTGAAACGCATGACTCGCGAACGTGACAAGAATGTGTTCTTGATTTCACATAGAGATGACTTGACCAGCCGTGTTAATCACGTTCTGAAGGTTATCAAAGAAAATGGATTCACTAGTTACAGCAATGACATAGAGATTGTGGCATGAGTTCGGACGCACACGATCGTATGATCCATGCCTTTCAAGAATACTTTAAATGGCAAGATCGATTTCATCACAAAAAATCCAACGAAGCAGGCATCAAGGCTAGATTATGGCTATCAGAAATACGCACACAGGCATCAATATTAAGAGTAGAAATACAAGACAAACGCAAGGCACAGCGAGAATCCAGAAAAGGCATGAGAGGCAAGAAGCTTTAACTAATTAAAGAGTGCAATGGACGTTTCAAAATCAAATAATAAACGAAATACCAGAAGGCTATATTGGCTTTGTTTATATAATCACGAATAAAACCACCGGACAGAAGTACATAGGCAAGAAATTAGCACAATTTAAACGCACTAAACCCCCACTCAAAGGCAAAAAACTCAAAAGAAGAAGCGTAGTAGAAAGCGATTGGCGCGAATACTATGGTTCATCTGACAGGTTAAACGCAGACGTTCAAGCATTAGGTCCGGAAAACTTCACAAGAGAAATACTTTATCTTTGCAAATCCAAGGCAGAACTATCATATTTAGAAGCGCGAGAGCAGTTTGAACGCAGAGTTTTAGAAACTGATGACTATTATAATGGTATTATAAATGTCAGAGTCGGCGGATCAAACATACTTAGACAGCGTCTACTAGAACAATCTCAGGCAAAATAAAGCGGTTTTTTGGCTGGCGCAGGCTCAATTTCGTGCGCTCTAAACCTGGTCTACGTGTAACACAGGGATGGAAAACCTTGCCGCAAAGGTGCTTAACCACTACCCGAAAGGATGACGATCGCTACTAAGACCTGCGATTTGGTTATTTGAAAAGAAAAACAAGGCAAAAAGAGGGGAAATAAGCCCCACGTTTACAAATATGTTAGCGTATGTTTGTAAGCCGCCGTCATATAAAGACGCAGCTCGAGGTACCGGATGACCGCCTCTGTAACGCTGTAACGCTAGAGTGTACTGTGCAACTCGCATAATGCTCTTATCTTTGCCCGGCCTGGGCAAAGTGTGACTGAACAATCTGCATAATACTTAAATTGCTTCGCAATTACAATTCAGATAATTAAAAAGAAGACAATGGCGTTGAGCGACAAGCGAAAACGCAAACGAGCGTAAGCTCGTTTTTCTAATAAATAAAATATTACAACGAGTACACTGATGCGATTACATAGTTTAGATAACACAAGTATTAAATACTATCTTACTGAAGATCTCAAGAAAGATCCTGCTCTCAACGAGCAATGGGATCGTATTGACAACGAGTTTTTCAAGCCATGGCAAAAATATCTCAATGAAGCAACGTTAACTCCTGATCAGATCAATCAGATGTTTGCTGCTGCTGAAAAAGAAACATCATCGGGTGGTGGCAACAGCACCATGCTAGGCAAGATCGTTGATAAAATCATTCCGGATTCGTTTCTAGGCAAGTTGGAAAAAGCACTGCCTGAACCTGATCCAAATGCTGTAGCAGATCCAGAATTTGAAGCCAAAGCCACAGCCGCTGTGCAACAACTGCAAGCACCAGCTGAAACCAAGACAGGTTTAATGTCCATTGTCAAAGCTGCGGTAAAAAATCCGCAAGCTCAGGCAGTGGTGCTTAGTCTAGTTGGCGGTGTGCTAGGCGGCCTAATGAGCAAGGCCGGACCGTTGATTGCTACTTTCTTTCCTGGTGGTGGCACTGCTGCCGTAGCTATCACTGGTGCTATTGTTGCAGGCGGCGTTGCTATTGCAGCAGCCAAGCTACAAGGCAAGCCGTGGAAAGAAGCATTTAAAGGTGCCATTAAACCTGCATTAGCTGGTGCAGCTGGCGCTGTTATTGGTCAATTTGCAGCTGGTATCGCTGGCGCTGCTGTTGACAAGGTAGCAGGAGCATTTAGTTCTGACAAAGCAGCAGCCCCTGGGTCAGACTTTGCTGCAGACATGAAAGCACAAGGCAAAGATCCCAACGATCCAGATGGCACACTACGATTAGGCCTAAAAGGCAACAGCAGTGATGTTGACAGCACATTTGTTGCAAACGAACCAGTAATTCCAGGAAAGCCACTATCTCAAACACAGATGGCAGTGGTTGATATGAGTAAGTCGATGGGCAACACTCCTTCTCCGGAAGTTCAAGCAGCTTACGATCTTGCTAAAAACGCAAGCAGTGGAGTGCCGGCTGGTGCAACAGCGACTGATAATGCCGGCAGCTATTATCAAAATAAAACTAATCCAGACGGCAGTACCAGTCAGACTGTGCGACAAAATGCAGATCCAGCTGATCCAAGAGTCATGGCCAACATTCAAGCCAAGCAAGATTATTATAAAAATGATCCGCAAGGTCAAGCAGAATATAAACGTATAATGGCACCATCGAAGTTCGATAGTTACATACCAACAGGTAAGAAACTGAGCGAAGGCCAGGTATATCTTGTGTTCAATAAAATTGTCACACGCAACGACTATCTTCTCACTGAAGGCAGATTAGTTGAAGGTCCCATGGACTGGCTAAAGACCAAAGCAAAAAATTTAACAACCAAAGTCACTGCTGACAAACTCAACTCAGCTTGGCAAAAAGCAGGTTCGCCTACAGATTCAGAACAATTGAAAAAATTCTTAATTGACCAAGGTGTAGCTACAGAAGTTGTAGACAAAGTATATACAACTTTGAAACTACCAGCAGCAGGCGCAGCAGCCGGCACTGAGAATCCAGTTGATATGGCCGAACTAGAAAAACAAATTAGCACTTTTGATATCAAACAAAAACAAGACATGGTAGCTTATCTCACCAAATCACTAAGGACTGCATAAAATGAGAATTAACGAAATATTAATTGAATCACAGCTTGAACAGCTAGACGAAGGTCCGAAGCTTGATGCGTTTGGACGAGGTGTGGGCAAAGTCGTAAGCGGTGCAGCCAAAGGTATAGGTGCTGTAGCAGGCGGCGTAAGAGGAGCTTTTACAGCACTTAAGAAAGGTTACCAGTCTGGCAAAGCTGTAGTCGGAGATGAGCCTGATCCAAATGCGGGAAAGCCTGGATACACTGATCCTGTAGCAGATCCTAAAGCAGCACCAGCACCTGTAGCAGATCCAAATGCGGGAAAGCCTGGATACACTGATCCTGTAGCAGATCCTAAAGCAGCACCAGCACCTGTAGCAGATCCAAATGC